GTAACAGAGTATCATGAGATGTGGCATATGAAGCAAGCTGAAAAATTTAGAAGTAAAGGCTGGAATATCACTAAAGAGAACTATAGCGAGTATATTAGAGAATTAAATAAAGAGTGTAAGAAAACAATTGACGCACTTGGTATAAATGAATATAATGTGGGTAAGATAAGTGATTATGCAAAGAAAATGTATTTTGCAAATCGTTATGATGAAGTTGAAGCGGAATATATGACATTAATAAAAAGAAAGGGGTAAGATTATGCCAGTAAAATATCCAGAAGAGATACAGAAACTTATTGATATTTTTGAACCATTTATGGTTGGGTGTCATCTTGAAAATGCCCCTAAAGAAGCAATAGAGGCTGCTGAGAAATTTAAAAAGTGGGCTTGGGAACAGGAACAGTAGATGAGTAGCCACCAGTCGAGAGATTGGTGGTATTTTTATACCCAAGTTGCACCGGTGCAACACAATTTAATATTAGTTATTAAGCACACATGGCAAATAAGCTGTGTGTGCCTATTTTTTTATGCCCAAAACTTAATGGCACTAAACTTTAGGAAAATGCCGACGGGCGGTAAACGGAAGAAAGGAGATAGAGTGATGAGAAAGACATTACCTATGAACTTACAGTTCTTCGCTGAGGGCGGAGATGGTAACGGCGGCCAGAGCGCTGGAGGAGACAATGGACAGGCAGGACAGCAGAGTGGACAGAATAATCAGCAGACAGCTGGTGTTGATTATGACAAGATACAGGCAATGCTGGATAATGCAACGGCCAAGAAAGAGAATGCTGTGCTTAAAAGCTATTTCCAGCAGCAGGGATTATCAGAAGATGAGATAAGTCAGGCTATTGCAACATTTAAGCAGAATAAGCAGCAGCAGACAGAACAGCAGCAGAACGCTAATGCTAATCTTCAGAATGAAGTGGCAGCAGCACAGAAGGTTGCTGAACAGGCTCAGATCGAACTTGCAGCTACAAAGGTAGCAATGACGCTTGGTATTAATGCCAAGACACTTCCATATGTGCTTAAGATGGCTGATTTCAGCAAGGTAAAGGGTACAGATGGAAAGATATCAGAGGACAATGTTAAGGATGCACTTGAGCAGGTTATCAAGGACGTACCTGCACTTAAGCCGATACAGGAAGGCAATGCTGGTTTTCAAATTGGTGCAGGACAGCAGAATAACGGACAGCAGTCCTCTACAGGTAACAATGTAAATGTTCCAACAAAGAGATGGAACAGATTTAATTAAGAAAGGTTAAAAGGGTAAAACAATATGCCAAATTTGAATTACGCAGAACAGTGGAGTCCGGAATTATTAGCAATTCTTATGCAGGGCACACTTACATCACCATTTATTACAAGTAATGTTAGATGGTTAGATGCAAAGACATTTCACTTTACTCAGATGAGTGTAAGCGGTTATAAGAATCACAAGAGAACAGGCGGATGGAACACAGGAGAATATAACCAGAAAGATGTTCCTTACACAGTGACACATGACAGGGATGTACAGTTCATGGTTGACAAGGGAGATGTCGATGAGACCAATCAGACAGCATCTATGCAGAATATTTCACGCATCTTTGAGCAGACACAGGCTGTACCAGAGACAGATGCATTATTCTTCAGTAAGGTTGCACAGGCTGCACAGAATACAGAATTATATCATTCTGAAACTTCTGCTACAGAATACACAACAGAGAATGTATTTGCTAAGCTTAAAGCTATTCTGGCAGCAGGAAAACTTAGAAGATACAAGGCAAATGGAAGCCTTATCATGTATGTGTCTTCTGACATTATGGATAAGCTGGAAATGTCAAAGGAATTTACACGCAAGATTGAAATGACACAGATTGCAGAAGGCGGTCTTGGTATTGAGACTCGTGTTACTGACATTGATGGCGTAACACTTATGGAAGTTGTCGATGATGAAAGATTCTATGACAGATTCGATTGGGATGTTGCAGAAGGCGGTTTTGCTCCGCTTAAGTCAAAGTATGCTGCAACAACTGATACAGATGTAGCAGAAGGAAAGATATACTACACTAAGAGCGACAGCTCTTATACAGTAGTGGCAAAGCCTACAAAGACTAATATAGCCACATATTATGAAAAGACTGTTCAGGGCTCACGCAAGATTAATGTACTTGTTGCATGTGGCCAGACATGTAAGACAGTACCTAAGATTTCATCTATTTATTTCTTCGCACCAGGATCACATACAGAAGGTGATGGATATCTTTACCAGAACCGCCAGTTAAGTGATACATTCGTATTCCCTAATGGCAAGGATGGTAAGGTTGATTCTGTATTTGTTGATGTAGATCCAGCTGAAGAAGTAGAAAAAGAAGAGTAAGCCTATGAAGGTATATGCAAGTAAAGAGCAGTACCTCAGTGAACATAGACTTATCCCGGATGAGCAGATAGAACGAAGATTAAAACAGGCGAGCCGACATATCGACTCGCTTACTTTTAATCGAATAACATCAAGAGGATTTAATAATCTGACAGAGTTCCAGCAGGGCATACTGATAGATGTGTGCTGTGAAATGGCTGATTTTGAATATGAGAATGAGGATATGATTAATTGTGTCTTACAGAATTATTCTCTAAATGGAGTATCAATGCAGTTTGGCAGCAGTTGGAATGTCCTTGTACAGAATGGAATTGCTGTAAAACGAGATACATACCAGATACTTTGTCAGACCGGTTTGTGCTGCTTAAGTCTGGGGGTGTGAGTATGAAGTACCCATGTTTAATACTAAAGAGCATGTGTAAGTCAGAAATACACCTTGAGATAGAACAAGAA